TAACAAGCCTATGCTTGTGAATAGTATTAACGAAAAGGATCTTCTTACAGAGATTGAATTTTCTATTGGCAAGAAAGAATATAAAGTTGTTCGCGGTATCAAACCAAACGTGTTTGAGATTTACTGTGATGATCAACTTTGGAATCAGGAAAGCACTCTGGTAGAGCAGCAGAAAAACTTTGAGGCAAATGTCCTCAAGATGAATTATAAATCATTCACACAAATTGTGGTGTTGGGATCCTCCACGTTTGTGCCATTCATGCGTCTGCCACTAGCACAACGTCGTGAAATTATTGAAGACATTCTGGACATCCAGGTCTTTTCTACAATGAATGTTCTTCTCAAAGATAAAGTTAGGGAGAATAATGAAGAGATCAAAGACCTAGATTATCAGGTTCATCTTCTGGAAGACAAGATTGATCTCCAGAAAAAGTATATGCTGGAACTGGAGAATAAAACTAAAGAAGAGATTAATCGTAAGGAGAATAAAATCTCTGAATTGTTACAGAATGAAAACGAACAGCACCAAGAAATTGCGCGTCTGAATTCTGAAGTACAAAAACATTCTGAAGAGATGGAAGAGTTGAATAATTCTTCTTCAAAATTGAAGAAGTTAAACACTTTTCTAATTAAATTACAAGGTAAGTTACAAACTTGTCAAAAAGAACATGAGTTCTTTGAAAAAAATCATGTGTGTCCTACATGCACACAAGATTTATCTGACGATTTTCGTGAAGAAAAATTACAGTCTGGAAAATCAAAGGTCGATGAAATGACCTTGGGTTATAATGATCTTCTCAAAGCAATTGGTGAAGAAGAACAACGCCACGAACAGTTCAGTAAATTATCTAATCAGGTAATGACATTGAACAACTCTATCAGTCAGGCAAATTTCCAGATCGGGTCTATCAAAAAATCTATATCCGATATTGAAAATGAGATCAAAGAACTGGAAAGTTCTAATCCTGACAAGAAAGCAGAGTTTGTAAAACTTGAGGGATTAATTTCTGAAAAGAAATCTCTCAATACAAACATCTCTGAATCAAAAAAAGATCGTGATGTTCTTCTTACTGCTTCTCAGTTACTGAAAGACAACGGCATCAAAACTCGTATCATCAAGACTTATCTACCAGCGATGAACCAGTTGATCAATCAGTATCTACAGAGTATGGACTTTTATGTCAATTTTACTCTGAATGAAAACTTTGAGGAGATAATCAAATCTAGATACCGTGACGTTTTTTCTTATGACAGTTTTAGCGAAGGAGAGAAATCTCGTATTGATATTGCTCTGCTGCTTACTTGGAGAAGTATTGCTAAGCTCAAGAATAGCGTGGATACTAACTTACTTATTTTAGATGAGATCTTTGATAGTTCGCTCGATCAGCAAGGTGGTTCTGATCTTGGTTGGATCCTCCGTAATTTCGATGACAATACTAATGTTTATGTTATAAGTCATAGAGAACAATTAGAAGGGAAATTTGACAGAACACTTACAGCGGTAAAGGAAAAGAACTTCTCCGTTGTCCAAGAGACAGTTTCTGAACTGGACTAGGGGTGCCTTCGGGCACCCTTTTTTTGTATATACTAATGGCATCAACGCAAGAGACGCCATGAACCAGGAAATCAAAGGCAACCTCGCCCGCCTACTCGCTACAGAAAACCTTATTGTAGAGCACCGTAAAGTCGCTACAGCATCCTTTGACGTGGATCGCCGTGTGCTGACCCTGCCCAACTGGGACCGTGCTTCTAGCGTCGTCTATGATATGCTTGTGGGTCATGAGGTTGGTCATGCTCTCTTCACTCCTAATGAAGACTGGCGCGATGCTGTTGATTGCCCTAAAGACTTTATCAATGTGATTGAAGATGCTCGCATTGAGAAGCTTATGAAGCGTAAGTATCCTGGTCTGCGTAAGTCTTTCTCTGGTGGTTATAAAGAACTGAATGATCAAGACTTCTTCGGTATTGCTGATGAAGATCTTTCCAAGTTAAGCTTGATCGATCGTATCAATCTTCACTTCAAGTGTGGCGCAGATGCTCTCATTCCTTTCTCTATTGAGGAGAAAGTGTTTGTTGCTCGCACTGATGTTGCTGAGACTTTTGCTGAGGTTTGTGAGATTGCTGCTGATGTATTCAAGTTCAGTAAGCAAGAGAAAGAACAAGAACAAGTTGCTGAGGCAATGCCACCCCAACAACAATCTGAGGAAGGTTCTAGTGGTGACAGTGTTGATGTAGAACAATCTGAGCAGCAGGGAGATGAGCAAGATGATATTGAACCTAACAATCCTACCCCTACAGGTCAAGAAGATCCTATTGAAGATGAAGAAGATGAAGGTGAAGGTGATGCTGGTGATGTAGAAACTTCTGTAACTCAGAGATCCTTTGATCAATCTTCTGAACAACTAACTAATCGTTATGCAAATAATCCTGTGTATGTTGAGATTCCAGAATCTGTAGATCTTCCTACTTACATTGCTGACTGGACTGAAATCCATGATTGGATTGATGAACAACGCAATGCTTTCCTTGAAAATAAAGAAGACTCTGAAGAATATTACAAGTCTGTTGATTCTAGTTATCGTGAGTTTCGTAAATCATCACAGAAAGAAGTTAATTATCTTGTGAAAGAGTTTGAGTGTAAGAAATCTGCTGATGCTTATGCTCGTTCTGCTACTTCACGCACTGGTGTTCTTGACACTGGCAAACTTCATACCTACAAGTATAACGAAGATCTTTTCAAGAAAGTAAATGTTATTCCTGATGGCAAGAATCATGGCATGATCTTTGTGCTTGACTGGTCTGGTTCTATGGGTCATGAAATTCTTGCTACGGTTAAGCAGCTTCTTAACTTGACTACTTTCTGTAAGAAAGTTCAAATTCCTTTTGAAGTTTATGCTTTCACGAATGACTACTACGCTGTTCGTCGCATCAAAGATGGTCAAGATGTATATGTTTCTAACGAGGAATATTACGCTAATCAAAACTGTGAAGAAGGTAAAGTTTTCATCGGAAAGAACATGTTTCATATGATGAACTTTGTTTCTTCTCGCTCCAACTCCAAAGATTATGAGCGTATGTGTCTTAACCTTTATCGTGAAGCATATACTTATACGTATCATACATGCTATCATGCTACGACTGGTATTGGTTTGTCTGGCACTCCTTTAAATGAGAGTATTATTCTTCTTAACTATATTCTCCCTCAGTTCAAGAAACAGAATGATATTCAAAAAGTTAATGTCTGTATTTTGACTGATGGTGAAGCTTGTATGAGTGCTTATGGTCGCAAGTTTTACAATGAGTATGAAGACAAAACTTATATTCGCCCTCGTCGCATGGAGTATGGTTGTGTTCTTCGTGATCGTAAGACTGGTAATGTTTATTCTGCTACTGATGGATGGGCTGAACTGACTAACAACTTCATCAATCAAGTTCGTGATCGTAATCCTGGTGTGAATATTATTGGTTTTCGTATTATGTCTGGTGGCAATCTTTCTGGATTTGTTTCTAACTACGGAAGTCTTGCACATTACGATCAAGTTCAGAAGCAGTGGAAGAAAGACAAGTCTGCCATCATTCCTTTCCCTAAAGGTTATACAGCTCTCTATGCTCTCAGTAATACAACCATTCAGCAAGATGATAACTTTGATGTAGAAACTGGTGCCAAGAAAGGAGAGATTTCCAAGGCATTCAAGAAAATGCTTAAGGGCAAATCTGCTAACAAGAAACTGCTCAGTTCTTTCATCGAGTATGTCGCATGACTTATACTAAAGGAGATATTTTCCTCCACAAATACACACACAAGTTATACATTTATGATGGGGAGGTGTGGCGTGAAATTGTCCCGAGTTCTTACTTGGGCGACCAGTTGCCAAACCGTCCACTCTGCCCCTGACTCTGCCTCACTCTGCCCTATACTTACTTCATACGCAACCAACCAATGCCTGCCAAGTCTGATCTCACCACTTCTCAACTCACTTCTTACCTGTCCGAAACCTACGGCAATGACATTGCTGCTGAGCATGTTCGTTCTGCTTGTGATCACTTTGGTGTGACCTATCCTACCGCTGTCAAGCGTCTGCGTGACTTCTATGTCAAGCGTGGCACTTGGAATCTGACGGTCCAAGAGAAACTGGAGCAGTCCTATCAAGCACCAGCAGCTGCTCCTGCTATTCGTGTTACCGATCAGGAAGATCAGAACCTTGTTCCTAGCAAAGATGACAATTATGTCCCGTTCGGTAACTTTACTGATGTAAAGAAAATCATCAAGTCTGAACTTTTCTACCCTGTATTCATCACGGGTATGTCTGGTAATGGCAAGACTTTCTCTGTTGAGCAAGCATGTGCTGTTCTAAATAGAGAGCTCATTCGTGTCAATATTACCATTGAAACCGACGAGGATGATCTTATTGGTGGTTTCCGTCTTGTTAATGGGGAAACTGTTTGGCATAATGGTCCTGTCATCGAAGCTTTGGAGCGCGGAGCTGTGTTGCTTCTAGACGAGGTTGATCTTGCTTCTAACAAGATTCTTTGCCTTCAGTCTATTCTTGAAGGTAAAGGTGTCTTCCTTAAGAAGACTGGTCGTTATGTGAAACCTGCTGCTGGTTTCAACGTGATTGCTACTGCTAACACCAAGGGAAAGGGTTCTGATGACGGTCGCTTCATCGGCACTAATGTTCTCAATGAAGCATTTCTTGAGCGTTTCGCCTTGACCTTTGAGCAAGAATATCCTCTGCCTTCTGTTGAAAGCAAGATTCTGAATAAGGCTGCTTCTACTCTTGCCATCAATGATGACAAGTTTTGTGAGAACCTTGCTAACTGGGCAGACATTATTCGCAAGACTTTTAAGGATGGTGGTGTTGATGAAGTGATTTCTACTCGTCGCCTTGTTCATATTATTCGTGCTTACTCTATCTGGGGTGATCGCATGAAAGCAATCAAGGTTTGCCTTAACCGTTTCGATGATGAAACCAAGCAGTCATTCATCGAATTGTATGATAAAATTGATGCTGATGTAACTACGGAGGAAGAAGAGAATGCCTGAGGTTCATACCAAGAAACTTCATGGTTATGTAAATCATCTTGCCACTCTTGACAGTGGCAAGACTGTTAAGATCCTAGGTGGCGAGGGTCTTAAGTTGTTTGTCAAAGATCTTGACGGCAATGTCGAAGAGTGCTACCATAATAACTTACGTCTAATTTGGGGTAAATGAACAAATATAATGAAGATGCTCTACTACAAGAGCTGCGTGACTACATCACTGGAACTTATGGACAACACTACTCTGCTGGTAATGACAGCATTCAAACGTTAGATTTGATCGAAGCATGTGGAGACGCTGAGGCATTCTGTCGAAGCAATATCCTGAAGTATGCTTCACGCTATGATAAGAAAGGAACTGCCCGTCGTGATATCATCAAGATCCTTCACTACGCTCTCCTTCTCCTTCACTTCTCTGACAAGACCTCTGTTACTGAACCCTACAATCAATGAGTAAAGTTATCCTATCTAAAAAAACTCTCGATGTCCTCAAAAACTTCTCCACAATCAACTCCTCTATCGTATTCAGAAAAGGGAGCACAGTACGAACTATCTCAAATGCAGAGAACATTCTCGCAAAGTTTACTGGCGAAGAAGTATTTCCTGTGGACTTCGCTATCTATGATCTCAGTCAGTTCCTTTCTGGGATCTCTCTGTTTAGCGACCCTCAGCTTGAGTTTGACAACGAAAATTTTGTNAACATCCGTGGCAGTCGTCAGTCTGCTCGTTATTACTTTTCTGATCCAGAGATTACGCTCAAAAGTGCTCCAGAGAAAAATGTAAAGTTTCCTGGTGCTGATATCCAGTTTAATCTAACTGGTGATGATCTGATTGCTTTACAGAAAGCATCTGCTGTTTATAGTCTTCCTGATCTGACATTCTCGTCTGAGGAAGGTTCTAACGAAATCAAACTTATCCTTCGTGATAAAGAAAATGATACCAGCAATACTTACGATCTCACGGTGGCAGGTTGTTGTACTGACACCTATTCTCTTGATCTTAAGATTGAGAACATTCGTTTGCTACCTGGGGATTATACTGTCAAAATATCCCAGCACTTGATTTCTGAATGGACTAATGTTAATGTTGATTTGACATATTACATTGCTCTCGAACCCTGATGAAGCATATTCTTTTTACCCTTAAGGGGTGTCCTTGGGAAGCACTTAACGATGATGCATACATCAAACATTGTTTAGTGGAAGCTTCTAAGTGGGGAAAAGCTACAATGTTAAACGTCACAAGTCATAAGTTTTTCCCTCAGGGTTTGACTGCTTTTGCTCTTCTTTCTGAAAGTCATATCAGCATTCATACTTGGCCAGAAAAAGGTATGGCAGTTTGTGACGTTTTTACATGTGGAGATCATACAGATCCTATGGCAGCAGTTCAATTTCTAAAAGCAGAACTTGACGCTACTGATATTATTGTAAATGAATTCGTGAGACCTTTGGAATGAGTAAAGAGTTTTTGTGGGTCGAAAAGTATCGCCCCAACATTGTTGAAGATTGTATTCTTCCTGACAGCATCAAAGAAGTGTTTCAGGGTTTTGTCAATCAGGGCGAACTGCCTAACCTGCTGCTGAGTGGCACCGCAGGCGTGGGCAAGACTACCATCGCTAAGGCGCTGTGTGAGGAGATTGGTGCCTCTTATATCGTGATCAATGGATCTGATGAGGGACGCTTCCTAGACACTGTGAGGAACCGTGTGAGGCAGTTTGCCACAACCATCTCTCTGACCTCTGGAGCGTCCCACAAGGTCGTTATCATTGATGAGGCAGACAATACCACCAACGACGTTCAGTTGTCCTTGAGGACCGCTGTGGAGGAGTTTCACGGCAACTGCCGCTTTATCTTTACTTGTAACTTCATCAATAAAATCATCGAACCATTGCATTCTCGATGCACGGTTGTTGATTTTCGTATTAAACACGAACAGGCAGTTAAACTTCAGGGTGAATTTTTTACGAGACTGAAATCTATTCTCACTCACGAAAACGTAGAGTATGAAGATAAAGTTCTCGCCAAGTTGGTCAAGCGTTATTATCCTGATTGGCGTCGTCTTATTAACGAGTGTCAGCGTTATGCTGCTACAGGTAGTATCAACTCTGCCATATTGGTTGATGTTGCTGACGTTAATCTTGATGCTCTTCTTGGATCCCTGAAGAAAAAAGAATTTACAACAGTTAAGAACTGGGTTGTTCAACACATGGACAATGATCCCAGTATGGTGATGCGTAAAATCTATGACAGTTTGTATGGTGTGTTGAAACCAGCATCTATTCCAGAAGCTGTTCTCATCATTGCTAAGTATATGAAG